TGCGTTAAACCTTACAGAGCAGGGTTCTATTATTACAGTCCGGTAGACTATCAAGGAGGATTACAATACGCTGAATTGGAAGAGGAGATTGCTAATTACCATTTAAACAATATTAAGAATGGTTTAGCTCCTAGTATGTTAATTAATTTTAACAACGGTATTCCAAACGATGAAGAAAGAGAGTTAATTGAGCAAAGAATTTACGAGAAGTTTAGCGGAAGCTCCTCAGCAGGAAAATTTATATTGTCATTTAACGATAACACCGAAAGCAGCTCGTCAATAGAACCGGTTCAATTAAGTGATGCGCATAACCAATATCAATTCCTTTCAGATGAATCTTCTAAAAAAATCCTTGTAAGCCACAGGATCGTTTCGCCTATGCTTTTCGGTATAAAGGATAACACGGGACTGGGAAACAACGCAGAAGAGCTTAAAACAGCTTCTACGCTATGTGACAATGTAGTTATTAGACCGTTCCAAGAACTTTTAATTGATCACTTTAATAGAATATTAGCTTATAATAATATTTCATTAAACCTTTATTTCGAAACTTTACAACCTTTAGAATTTACTGACACGGAAAACATACTAGACGCTGAGACTAGGGAAGAGGAAACCGGAGTTAAAATGGCAAAACAATATAACTTAAGAAGTGAGGTTATTGATGACGATTTTGCAATTATAGATGATAGATTAGGTTATTCAACGAAAGAAATGGCACTTGAAATTTCCAAAGAAATCGGTTGCAATGGATATCATACGCACGACTATGAAGGAAAGATCTGGTTTATGCCTTGTAAAGAACACAAAGAAAGCTTAAGTAAATACGATTTTAATGACGATGAATTATTTACAACTCTAAGCGAGTTAGGAGAGGATGAAGATTTAGAATCTTGGGAATTGGTAGACGAAATGGACGTTGATTACGAGATGGAAGATAAACTTGACAAAATGATCGGGTTAGCATCTACTGGAGTAGCACGTCCTAATGGGAAAAGTAAACAAGACAAAAACATAGAAGGGGTTCAATTCAAAGTAAGGTATCAATATACTCCCTTAACACCATCGATAAAAAGCAGAAAGTTTTGTCAACTAATGGTTGCTGCTAATAAGCTTTACAGAAAGGAAGATATTCTTTTGATGAACGAAATGCCAGTAAATAAAGGATGGGGTGAAGGAGGAGCTTCAACTTATGATATTTTTAAATACAAAGGAGGAGGTAACTGTCATCACAAGTGGCTCAGAAAGACGTTTAAATTTACCGGACTACCTAAAGGGCAAGGAGATGTTAAAAGTCCTAATGCGGACACCGTAAGCACGAATAAAGCTGAAAAGGAAGGCTATCGAGTTAGAAACCCAAAAGAGGTTGCTATAAGACCAGTAGATATGCCGAATCAAGGATTTATAAATAAATAAGAAATGGCACAAGCATTATTCATATCACGAACCGATTTGGTTAAAAATTCTATTTTAGATGGAAACGTTGACACAGATAAATTTATACAGTTTATAAAAATTGCTCAAGAAATTCATATAAAAAACTTCTTAGGATCTAAGTTGTACGATAAGATTGCCGGACATATTGTTGCAGGTAATTTAAGCAATCCTTATTTACTTTTAGTAAACACATATGTGCAGCCTATGTTGATTCATTACGCAATGACGGACTACCTTCCTTTTGCAGCGTATCAAATTAAAAACGGTGGAGTATTTAAACACATAAGCGAAAATGCTGAAAGCGTAAGTAAGAGCGAAGTTGACTATCTTGTAAATAAAGAAAGAGAATTTGCCGAATATTATACAAGAAGGATGATAGATTACGTTACTTATAATGTAACCAGTTTCCCGGAGTATAACACAAATAATAATAATGATGTTTACCCGGATAAAGACAGTTTATTTAATGGATGGGTGCTTTAAGGAAAAAAACATACAAACCAAAGGTTAAGAATTTAGTAAAATTAAAAAACTATATTCAAAAAATAAAAAAGAAAAATGGCGAATAATATAAATTGGGGTGAGATCTATTGTTCAATGATAACCAATATTGGTTTTGGACAAGACACGGCATTTTCTACTGAAGCAATACCGGATATATCTGCACCGGCTTGTTGGGGAACTTTTCCTTTAACAGCAGATTTAACAGAAATATCTGGAACTCCGTTTTTAGCGGATACTACGTTATATAAAGCAGATCAAACACAATTATAAAAAATAAACAATGGCTAAACAGGTAATAGGAGTCGGGACAACGGCAAATGACAATACAGGAGATCCAATAAGAGATGCTTTTGTAAAAGTAAATGCAAATTTTACTGAACTGTACACAGATGATGCAGGTGATGTTAATTCAATAGTGGCAGGAACTTCGATTGCTGTTTCAAGCGCAACCGGTGACGTAACGGTGACAAATTCAGCACCAAACGCAACCCATACAGGGGAAGTGACTGGATCAGGTGCTTTGACTATTACAAACAATGCCGTGACTACTGCAAAGATTTTAAATGACAATGTAACACACGATAAATTAGAAAACAGATATACAGCAGAAGTTGCAATAAGCACACGAACAGGAACAGTTGCATTTGACTTTTCGGCAGGATCTTCATTTAAAATAGCAGGTGATTTAACTGGTGCTTATACCATAAATATTACTAATTATAAAAAAGGGCAAGTTGTAACAATATATCCATTAAAAGCGCAATCTGTTACGTTAACAGGTGGTTCGGGAACAGGGGTTTTTAATAAAGTTGCAGGTGTTAATTATGATAATACTGCAACAAGTATTTTGCAAATTGAGTGTGTAGATGATCAAGCAGCAAATCCAGTTTTTTTCTATTCAATCGCAACTTTTGCAGCAGATTCAACAATTTAAATTATGAGTTTAGGAAAAAGATTTTTAAATATTGCACCACAATCAAGATCCCCGTATGTTGTAGAATACTTAGTAATAGCAGGTGGTGGTTCTGGTGGGAGTAACATTGGAGCAGGTGGAGGTGCAGGTGGATTTAGAGCATCTTTCGGAGGTAATACAGGAGGTGGTGGTAATCCCGAAAACCATTTAACTCTTGTACCAAATACAACTTATACTGTAACTGTAGGAGCAGGTGGTACTACGACTACACCAACACCTTATAATCCAGGAGGCGATGGAGGAAACTCTGTTTTTTCGGGTAGCGATATTACTGATATTACTTCTACAGGTGGAGGTGGTGGAGGTACTGGTTTATCTTTACAAAGCCCTCCATTTGAACCGGGTAGACCCGGTGGTTCAGGTGGTGGTGGATCAAGATTAGGAAATCAATCAGCACCGGGAGGTACAAGAACAGCATCACCAGTACAGGGTTTCAATGGTGGTGCTTCTGCACTTAATGAGGGTGACTGTGCAGGTGGTGGAGGTGGCGCAGGAGCAGTTGGTGTTTCAAGCGCAGATGGTCAAAAAGGTGGTCGAGCAGGTGGTATTGGTTTGCAGAATTCTATAACGGTTGCGTCAGGAAATGGCATTTACTATGCTGGCGGTGGCGGTGGTGGCGGTTTTAATAATGTAGACGAAGGTCTTGGAGGCACAGGTGGCGGTGGTCGTGGAGGTCAAAACCAAAATAAACTTGCTACCGCAGGTACAGCAAACACAGGTTCTGGTGGTGGCGGTGGAGGAGGTAGTGATGGCGATAATGTAAGAGGTGGTGGAGCAGGTGGCTCTGGAGTCGTTATACTTCGTTTGCCTACTTCTAGTTATTCTGGCACAACGTCAGGTTCTCCAAGTGTTGACCAAAGCACAGTATCAGGAGTAACAATATTGAAATTTACGGGTTCAGGTTCTTATACAGGATAAATTATGGCACATTTTGCAAAAATAAATTTAAACAATATAGTGGAACAAGTTATTGTAGTAAATAATTTTGTTTTACTTGATGAAAACGAAGTAGAAAACGAATCTAAAGGATTAGAATTTTTAAATTCTCTTTTAGGTTCTGCTAATTGGATACAAACTTCATACAATGGA